AATAGTCCCAAAGTAGAAAAAAAAAGGAAAACTGAAACTGAAAAACCAAAATTAGACACTGAGGATACTAATAGTATTCACAATAACATGAATAATGAAACACCTAATACTGTAAACAACTTAGATACTACGCAAAAGAGAGGAGATACTACCCTATAGATTCCTTGAGTACTTTTTGAATTAAATCTCTCAATCCCTCATTCTTTTTCTTTGATTTGTAAGAGGTCATAGTTGGTTTATTACCCTTACCAACTTTGGGCTCCTTTTTTTCTGCTCGTCTTTTTTGCGCACAAGCGGCTTTTTTTTCAGAGTCTGACATTTTAGCCGCAACTCCTGCCGCTCGGCATTTCGGGTAACCTTTTGATTCACCTTCAGGTCGACCACAAGGTGGATGCCCACCACCTTCTTTTTTTCTACATATATTAACCCATGGACCTTTGGGTTGTTTACTCCCTTTAGGTTTTTTTTTGGTACCAAACCAAACCGCCAAATCTTCCTTTAAAATGTCCTCTTTAAAAATTTTCTTTCTCATATTTTCAACTTTCTTAACATTTGTTTTAGTTTGTTTTTCATCTTTGGCAATTTGTTGTTTTGTTTTTTTTATCTCACCATCATATGAATCAAATGCAGTTTCATTATTAACATAACCTGAAACTTTTTCAGTATAAGGTCTGAGCTGTTCATCCTTCCAAACTCGTGGGGTAATATTTAATTTTCCTTTAAAAACACCATCACTTGATGATGTGGTACTCTCGTTGATTTTTCTTTTCATAACCCTATATTTTAATAAATATTTAGTTTTTTATGCAAGATTTGAATTCAACTTCTTTATTTGACAGAATAACCATCCAAAGTTCAAATGATTTCGATAATTTGATAGACACCTTGAATGCTGAGCAGGCTGATTATATTACTAAGATAGCATTAGAAAAAGCGTTTAATTCGGGTATCTTTAGCTTAAGCGAAAGTGAAATTCTATCCAAATCGCTAAGAATTTTAAATGTTACCAAAAATTTACACAGGGAAAATAATATTGACAAAAAATAAAAAAGGGGACCGAAGTCCCCTTTCTTTTTGTAGTTTGAGATATTATCTCAATTCTCTCAAGTCGAATGTTCTAACACCATCAACTGTGATACGACCGTAGAAACGGTTGTTTACAACCTTCTTAGCGTATCTGGTCATGATACCCTTGATAGGTGTAAAGTTGAATGGGTTGTACATTGTTGGAGTGAGTTGTAAAGGTACATATGGAGCGTAGATGTAACCTGTGTCAAGTAACGATGTACCTTTGTGACCCAACAACACTTGGTTTGCTGGGAAGTAAGGGTCACGGTAAACTTGATATCTACCTGCCAATGTTCCAACTCTCTCAATACCCATGTTGTATTGGTCTTGCTCAGGAGCTGCGTTTGATACGTGGAAGTACTCCAAGTCATCAAAGATTGCAGAAACCTCAGAAGATACAACAATCCAGTTAGCACCACCTCTTAAGGTAGACTTGTGGATTTGTGCTGAAATTTGGTTAATTGCAGTGATAAGAGTTTGGTTCCAGTCCTTCTGAGTGTAAGGAGTAGTACCTTGAGAGAATCTCTTCCATCCGTTGTAGTCCCAACGAAGGTTCCAAGATGCTGCTTTTCTCAAATCTCTTAAGATTTCACGGTCGATTTCCGCAGCTACTTGTTCTGACAATAAAGCTGTCAATTCAGCTTCAGCGTCGATATTGTGGAACGCAGCTACGTCCTGAGCCATTTCAGGTGACCATTGAGCTCTAAGTTTTCTTTCAGTAACCGATACAGTCACAGACTGAAGGTCGAAAGAAACTTCACCAATTTTATCTTCGAATTCAAGATTCTTGTAGATTCTGTAAGTTGCTGTAAACGCAGAATCATTTGCAGTTGTTGAAGAGAATGTTGAACCAGTGTATCCGTCAAGTGATGAATCACCACAAGAGATACAAACAGGAACTTGAAGGTCTACTTCGAGGTAAATTTTACCTTCAGCGTCACAAACATTGTAGTAAGTACCACCATCAGTCAAACTGTTAGGGAATACCAATGAAGTGTCCTGACCGTATTCCACAATACCCTTACCGTATCTCTGAGTAACAACTCTAAATAGGTAATTGTTATTTACATTCGCAGAAGTTGTTGGGTTACCAGCAACACCACGGATTTGTAGGTCAGTCAAGAATTCTTCAGTGTCCATAGGTTGACCGTTTGGTCCAATCAATTGACCAGCTCCAGCTGAAGCAAATCCAGACATCATGATGTAAACTTTTCTGTAATTATCAGTGTCATATCCTGTAACAATCAAAGAATCTCCTTGCCATGCTACTGTTCTTGTACCAGCTGTGATAGCCGAGAATGAACCTTTTGAGTAGTCGTAAAGTCCTGGTGGGTCCAAAGCAGGTTCGTTACCTTCGTAGAATCTATCGTAAAGGTCTTTAGTGTTGTTGTAGTCATAACCACTGTTTGGAGTCTGACCAGCAGCCGCGTTAGGTGCGCCGAAAGGTGCCCAGTGCTCGTTAGCGTTAGCTCCAGTGTAAGACTGAATGTTTGGTACGAAGTAGAACAACTTACCGATAGGAAGGTTCATCGCTTGTACCGAAACGATGTCGTTAGCCAAAAGTTTAGAGAATACTCTTCTTACGATTGGGAAAACAACAGTTTCAAATGAACCTGTATCTGCAGTTGATGATGCTTCGTTGATGAGATAAGACGCTTGGTTTTCATACAACTGAGCGATGTTCTCTTTAAGGTGTCCGTTAAGTCCATCGAGGAAACCTAACTTGTCCCATTTGTTGATTGTATCTTCTTTGATAACCTTAAGGTGCTTAAGACCGATGTTACCAACAAGACCACTTTCTAATAATGCTCCCATTTTAAATTTTTGTTTTTAGGAATTTTTATTTTAGAGTTTATTCATTAAATCCTTAATTCTTAAGTATTGAGGATTTTCATATGTTTTAGACTCAATCAAGGTTGCTGCTGAACCAGAAGTTTTTGTTGTGTTCAACTGTCTTTCAACACTTTCTGAAATATTTTTCATGTCTGTGTTTGAAAGTTCATCCTTGACAGTTTTATAGAGTTGCTTTGATTCTTTAAGAGATTCTACAGAATCAAATCTTCTCAAGATATTTATTTTTTCTTTTTTGGTAGTGGAATGTTCAGTAAATAATCTTGTTGCGTATGCCAAGTTTGAGTTAAAAACTGCAACTTCGTTGAGTTTCTCTCTAAAGACATTAAGAGCTTTTCTGTACTCTTCATTCTTCTCTCTTAACATGTTTAATTCCGCTTCAACAGCCTCTACTTTAACACCATTATCACCATAAACATAATTTCTGTTGTTTGTGATACCTTTTCTTAACCCTCTACCTTCTTTTGACCCCATACCATAAGTTCTAGCAGCCTCTTTGGTTTCTTCCTTGGTTTCATAGTCTTTCTTGCCAGGATGTGTCTTAGATTTGTCACCTTTGTTACCACCGAATTTTCCTTCGTAGTCTTTGTAGTGACCATCTTTACCTTCACCAGCTTTCTTCTCAACACCACCTACTTTCTTGCGTCTGTATTCGTGTTTGTCAGAACCCCAGTTCTTATCCTTACCTTCTTCCATTTCACCCTCTTTGAACTCAAATTTTGCTTTACCAGTACCCATAGCTTTAGGTCCAGCCTTTTTGTGGTCATCAAATCCTTTTTTAGGTAAAGTACTATCGTACTTAAATTTAGGATGACCCATACCTACGCCTTTTGGTTTTACAGTCATTTTAGCTTCTGAAAGGTCATAATCTTCAGTATGAAGTTTATCGTCCTTCATATCCAATTCCAAATCACGAATATGTGCCGCGTCATCTTTTTCAGCTCCACGGTAATGGTCATATTCTTCATCGTCCTCTTCAGAAAGGTCCATCTCTTCCTCGTCCATTTCTATCTCATACATGACTTCGTCTTCTTCTTCCATAGTTTCAGATGACGAATAAAGAGCATCTAAAACAGCGTCCAAGTCAGGGTCGTCTTCAACATCAAGTTCGTCGAATTCCATTTCTTGTTCGTCCATTTCCATTTCTTCCATCATTTCATCTTCCTCATCCATTTCAGATTCGTCGAGTTTTACAATGTATTCTACATCTTCATTCTCGTCAGTGATGTGAACTTCATTTTCGTCTTTTACAACTACGATTCCATCTTCAGGTCCCATAGCCTTGAAAGCCTTAATAACTTCCTCATCTGACATATCTGTCATATCGATAGTTTCTTCATCCGAATCAAAATCCATATCGAATTCATCTTCAGAATCTTCCATATTATCAACATCGCTATCCATGTCAAAATCCATGTCTAGCTCAGTATCAACTTCAACCTCATCTTCTTGTTCTGAGAGAGATTCCTTTACTAACTGACTGATTTCTTCCTTCATTGTAGAAGCAAGTATTCCTTTTGCGTTTTCGGCAATGACTTCTTCAACATTTTTCATTTGAATAAGTGCCTCTTCAACTAAATTTTTAGTTTCTTGCATAAAAATTGTTTTTAATTTACCTTATAAATAGTTCTCAAAACAAAAAAATCCGTCTGAAACCCCCCTCTTTAAGAAAAAGGTTTTAGACGGACAAAAAAAAAGGTGGATAAACCACCTTTCAAATTATTCGATTACTTCGTCGATTTTACTTTCAACAACAGAAACGATACGCCATTCGTGTTGGAACCCCGTATATTTCTTTGTGACTTTAGCTTCGACATCAGTTACAGAAAAACCGTTTACAAGTTTCTCTTCTCGGATTTTTTTGATTCGACCTGAGTTTTCGTCGGGTAAATCATAAACCACTTTAGCAATGAAAAATTTCTCATCCATAATTATTAAATCATTTTAGTTAACGATTTAAATAATCGGTTAATTTTTTCATTAAATCAACTGACTTACCCATTCCAGAGTCAGAAATTTTCTGTTTTTTTTCTTCCTCGAGGTTTTCCTCGTACATTGACCTCTCTTCGGGGGAGTTAAATAGGTAAGCACCAGGAGTTGACGGTGAAGATACCAAGTCGAAACAGATAAGTTCAAAATCGTCCTGTACTTCATTTTGTTCTCCCTTTTTAGCCAAAGACCCAACACCACGCGATGAAACACCCATTGTTACACCTTGTCTCATGAGGTTTGCTGCGATATCTCCCTTGGTTGATACAATACCACTCTCATGGAATCCTGGTGATGTAAGGAGTTTTAATTTACCCATAAGGATATGACCATCCCACCATATGTCTGTAATAAGGTGTGATACTCTATCCAAATCAATCAATGATGATTCAGGGTGATTTAACTCAGAGGTTGATAAACCTTTTTTAATTGCGGTTTTATATCTGTCAGCCTCTCTTTTTAAAATTCTCTCAGGGTATACTCTTCCATTTCTATTTGGGACACCAAATTTTTGAAGAACAGCATAGAACTCAAATGGGTTACGATAATCCATTTGTTTTTGTTCTTTCAAAAATGACTCATTGAGTGGGTCAGAGGGTGAAATGTAACCAGCGTCCATTTCAATCAATATACCCTTACCCGTTTCTCTTGGCCCAAGAATGTGCAAATCTTTCATTATATTCTTTTAAAATAAATATAATGTTAGTTCATAGTTTTAATTTTTATCTTTTCTTTACTGGAAGTAAATGTGAAGTAATCATTTTTGATTACACAATCTTTGTAAATTTCTCTGATAATTTTTTTTATTGCGTCTTTCAGTACCGAACCTTTGAAATCTATTTCAGTTTTAGTGAATAGATTTATCTCAAGATTCATAAAAGACTTTTTACCTACTTGAATACCACTTGTTCTTAGGTCTAAGTCGACGATAAATTTTTCAGCGAAAAGTTCACGATTAATACTTTCATAAACACTGTGTTTTACATTTCTTGAAAGACCACCTACAACACGGTCCCAATTCTCCATTTCCTTTTTTGGAGTAACCCATGTTTGTATGTTTATGTAAAGTGATTTTAGTTGTTTTGAATCTACTGTTCCGTATTGAGTTTTAATTGATTCATATTGGTTAATTTTAACCGTTTTTCCTTTTTTCATTCATATTCAGATTGGAATCTGTTTATTTTTTAATAATCATAAGAAACTTTTACCCCAAATCCAAATATTTCTATTATATGTTAATAGTACAAGTAGACAAAAACATTGAGAAAGCACTCAAAATGCTTAAGTCTAAAGTTATTAAAACCAAACAGAGTCAAAAACTTAATTCCTTAAAAGAATACCAAAAAAAATCTGTTAAAAGAAGAACAGAAAAAACAAAAGCTTCTTATGTTCAAAAGTTTAAGAATCAAGAAGAATAGACTCTTCTAATTTCTTTAACTTTACATAATTAACTTGGTCGAATTTTTCAGTTTCAATCTTTTCAATGGTTTCATTAATTTTAGATTGAATATCTGACTCTTCTTGTTTGGAGAGCAAAACCTTCAGTTTGTTAATTGTCGACTCCTTAAGAGTTGAGTACTCACTTTCCAAATCTTCATTCTTAGACGCTAAGATATGAAATACCTCTTTCTTGGTCACCTCATCCAAACTCTCTATGTATTTTCCAATAGTTTGATTGGCAATCGTAACCATCGACTTCAAAGGAATTTTAGGGCTTTCATTTAAACCTTTTGCAGTAGACATAAGATTACTAATTAATCTTTTTTTTGACGACAACCTTTTGTGAATATTCACATTTTCAAAATACACCAAATTATCAATATCTTGGTAAATATTTGAAGATTTTTCCCCATTTTTTGGTAATGAAGCATTCTCTAACAAATGTCTAATTACATTTACAGATTCTTCTAAAAATTCTTTGGCGTCGTTTTCAGATAATCCTTGTGGTGTATTAAGGTCATCATAAATGGAATAAACCTTTGAAAAAGATTTATTTTTCAAAACATTATGTTTGAATTCTTTTAATGTTTGCTTGAAAGTAGAAGAGTCTTTGTAGGACTCTACCAAGTTTTTTTCGATAATCGATTTAATTTGTCCGAAGGTCATGAGGTTGTATTTATTCTCTAATAAATATTAGGAATTTAACAACTTATCTAACTCTTCTTCTATTTTACCTAAACTTTGTTGTGCAATACCCAAATTAAGAAACTGACTACCATATAAATCGGTCTCAATTAAAAGATTCATGTCTTTATTTTGAGTAGATTCGGGAGTAATTTCCGCCTCTTCAGGTGCGGTTCCTTCTTCAGGGGTTTCACCACCTAATTCAGCACCAAGGTCACCACCCAAGTCACCACCAATCTCAGGACCCGCATCAAAACTACCACCACCACCAAATGCTGCCGCCGCTGGTTCAGAAGTTTCTCCTGGAGGTGCTTGTGGAGCCCCTTCACCAGGTTTGTTTCCGTACAACTTATCAAGTTGGTCGAACAATCCTGTCTTAGAAATTACTGTTGGAGTATTCTTCAACTCCTCACCAATAGCTCTTTCCATTCTCTGTTGTAGAAGGTCAGTTCTGATTTCATCATCTGACCAATTAAAAATGTGTTTCTTGGCCCAAGTAGATGACGCTGGTTGAATACCATTACCTGGGTCTGAAACTAAATCACGATACAATAGAACTTTTTCTTTCCAAATATCAACCTTGAGTAGGTCGGCTTGCGTTGATGGGTTAGTAAGACCTAAGGTAAAATTAGAAATCTCCTCTTCAAACCCAAGTAGAAATAAGTGAATGATTGCAATCTTGTTAAGTTCTTGCAACATCGACTTTTGAATTCTATTAATGGTTCTTGCAAATCGGATATCCATCAGAGCCAAAGTTTTACCATCACCAACAACTTCCTCAAAACCTAAAAACGCCTTAGGAATTCTAAGAGCAGTAACAAGTTTTTTCTGAATGTATTCGATGTCTGCAATTTCCGAAAGATTTTGAGCACCAGGTAAAGTTTCGATTGGCGATGGTTGTGCTGGGTCCCTTACAGGAATGAAGAAGTCTTGGTCTACAGCCATTTGGTTGAATCTCATGTCTACATTACCTGTCTTTGAATCTACAATTTGTTCTCTCTTGAACTTGTTGGCAACACGCTGTACATAAGCCTCAACATCATCATCGTTCATGTTTCCAACATAAACTTTAAAGATTCTTCTCTCAGGCGCTCGTGAAGTACGATAAATCAACATAGCATCTTCAGATAACAAAAGTTGTTTCCAAATACGACGAGACTTTTCTAACATAGAAGTACCGTAAGGTAGTTTTCTATCGTCACCTAATAATCTAAAGTGAGCAATTTCCCATGTTTGGAACTCCATATTTTGAGTTTTCCAAGTGAATCTTAATCCCTTGTCTTCAGTATTATTTTGTGGAACACCAACCGAAGCATTTCTTGTAGAAAGACCTTGCTCAAATCGTTCAATTTCGATGTTCGGAAGTTGTTGACAACCAATAACCCCCTTTTCAGGGTCCAATCTCATATAAACGAAATTATCACCGTATTTACAAGTGTTTCTTGTCCACATCGGTAAATTGGTGTTAATATCCAAAGCATTGTTGAATAAATCGGCTAATACTGATTTAATCCTTTTTGATTCAGAATAAATTTGAAGAATTTGACCGTCCTCGTTTGGTGTGGTGGATTCTTCGGCATAGATATCCAAAGCTGCTGAGATTTCTGGAGTATACTCCATAGATTCATAATCGTAATACGAAGCCAGTCTGTTTGGTTCGTAGTAGATTGCTTGGGTGTATAAATTGTTTTCAACTTTAGCAAACTGATTCGCTAAATAAAAAGATTGTTTGGCTTGGAGTTTCTCTCTTTCGTATTCTGTCTTGTCAGTTGTCCTGAGGAGTTCTCTTTTGTCTAACTTATAGACAGGAAAATCTTGGTTCATTAAGGCATCGGGCCCCAAAGCCCTTGTCAGTCTTTGCCAAACCGTTAGATTTCTATTTTCCATACTTGTCTAAAGTTAATCTTTCTTAGATTATTATAAATACTTTTACCTCCCAAATAACCACCCATACTTTTGATAATCAGTTCTACTTGCAGTATAATCTTTGGAATGAATCATACCGGGGTCTTTAAACTGAGGTAACGATGGATTAAAATATTCAGATTTTTCTTTGTTTTCAGTAACTATGGTTGACCAAGAATCTAACATTGCCTTAGTATGGTTTACAACTTTAACCAATGAAGGAAAGGCTGCCTCTGCAACATAAGTTGCCATTGCAATAGACATAATACAATCGTCATGATGGCCTTTTTGGTGGTCGGGTCTTCCATTGATGTAAACAAAAGTTCCCATTTCATTTACTAATCTACTCGAACGAATCTTAAATTCATGTCTAATTGATTCTTCAAAAGAAGCGATAATTTGAACTCTTTTGTTGTTAAAATTGATTCCTGGTATTTTTTCTTTAACCCTAGGGTCATATTTCCATTTATTTGCCATGTCGATTCCATCATAGAAAAAATTTTCATATCCTATTTCTTGTAACTTTCGTGCAGTTGCAACACCCATTCCACCTGTCAAATCAATAACACAAAGGGCACTATACATAATACCCCACTTATAAGCGATTTCGGCTAATGTATCGGGTGGTATTTTACCAACAAATTCTAATACCTGTTCTTTTTCATCAAAATCAATAATTTCAATACAAGAAAAATCCTCAGAATCCCCTCGAGAAACATCAATACCCATTACATATTTGTGACCATTTATAGGTTCTTTCCAAATCCATAATTGACCACCAACTAATTTGGCACTCGGTTCTCTAACATCATTTTTTTGAATATCCTGTAAAAGTTGTGAATCGAATACATTATCACCCGAACCTAAGAAATTACACTCCAATTCTTGAGCAACCTTTCTCCTATCATATTTGAGTTTTTTAACCATACTCTCAAACCAAGAAGAACAAGGTTTGTAACCATCTTCAATATATTTGTGAAGAGTTTCCAAACTTCTTTCCCTTCTATTTTCTGCGGATAAATCAATGACAACATCAGAAGGATATTCATGTTTGTTAAGTAGGTAATGGACTAAATCGTTAGTCTTAACCATATACAAATCTTTGGTGTATCGGGGGTCACGATACCAATACATTTCAGTGATTTTGAAATCATTCATACCACGAAGTGCTTGGTCATAGATTTCGTAGTAAATTGGGTCAAAACCGTTAGGTGTTGAAATCACTACGACTTTACCTCCGGTAGAAAGAGATGCCATACAAGCAGCCCAGAAATCACTGTCGGCTTCAATAAACGCCGCCTCATCAAAAATAAGTGTGGTGGGGGTGTATCCACGAAGTGCGTCTCGTGAAGTTGCAACCGCTTTTACCTCGCACCCATTTGTTAGTTTGAAGTGGCGTGCAGAATTTTTTTCAGGTGCAAACCCAATACCAACCCAACTTGGCCATTGTTCAGTAAACCCACGAATTTTATTTGCAAATTCTACTGATGTATCTAACTTATTGGCAATGATTAGAATTTTTTCAGGTTTTTCTTTTCGAGCAAAGGCTAGTCTTTTACTAGCCCATGCTGCGGTTACTGTAGAGACACCCGCCTGACGATACTTTAATGCAATGTTTTCATTGTATTCCTCATAGTCCTCCACCAATTGAACTTGGTCTTGGAATAACTCTAAGGGTACATATCGGGATACTGTGTTATCGTAAGTCTGTAAATAAGTTTTTAGAGCGTAAGGAGTGCTCTTCATGCACTTCTTATACTCAATAATAACTTGTTCTTTTGTCATAATTCCTTAGTCAGGACGGGAAATACCCAAACCTGCTAAGAAATCTAAACCATCATCCTCGGAATCTTCATCCGTGTCAAAACTTTCGTATTCCTCCTTGTTTTGTTTTGCAATTGTAATCAACTCACGAAAAGAGTCGGTAGCTTTTGCAATTCTTTTGGTATCTTCAGAAATGGCGTTTCCAACAATTTCCAAGAACTCCTCAGCAGGGAGTTTATAAAGTTCCATTTGGAACCAATTAATCAAACCTTTATTTTGTTCATCATATACCTCATCAGGTAATGCAAAACGAATTTTTTCCACAATTTGTGGTCCAATTCTAAGAGACCATGCCTCCATAGGTAGGGTATCGGTTTGGCCCATAACTTTTTCACGGGTAGTGGGGTCTTCAGGTAAACCATAACGACCTTTAGCTTCTTCCAATCCTTTGATTATTTCGTGACACACAATGGGAAATAACATCCCATAGGCTTTAATTACGGTGTCGGGAGAACTGTCACCATCCTCATCTTCAAAACCATCATCACCAGCATCTTCAAGTTCGACTTTTCCGGCAACTCCTTGACCTGTAGCACTCATCATGTCAATCATTTGTTCCATGGTGAAGTACATGAAATCATTCAAAGACATAATTTCCAGATATGCAGGATAAAGTCTTGGGTCAATTTCATCAAGTTTTTCCCTAACCTCAGGTTTTTGGAAAAGATAGTGTCCCTTTTTCGCCGAACCTTGGATAATTGCGTTAATGATATTTCTTTTATGTTTTTCTAATTCTAAGACTTCTTCAGGAGTTACTTCATCAATGTCAAAGCCTGAATCAATCATAATCTTTTGTGCATCCTCTTCGTTTTCTTCTTCTAACTCGTCGGCTTCATATCTGAAGTTACTGACATCGATTGGTTCACGATTTAAATTTGCCTCAACGATGAACCAATCTGAAGGTACTTGAGTATCCTCTAAACAAGCTTCGATTGCCAAGTTCTCTAAAGCATCTCTGTGTCTTGATTCAATTTGCATAATTTGAGGAACTTTCTGATACATTTCAGCAATCAACATTCTTCCTAACATTTGAGAACTAATTGATTCTCTGCCAGTAACTTCTCGAACTTTGTCTACAACTTGTTTGAATCGGTTAGTAACCAATCTTTGTACATCTTCAGGACCTTTACCCATTGCAGGGTTTTTTGCATAAGGACTTTCAGGGTCTCTTAATTTTCTTTCGAGACTTGGGTCCATACGTTCGGGGTAATCCCCGTAATCAATTTGTTCCTGAATTTTTCTATTTTTTGCCATCACGAAGAATACTTTGGATTAGTTGTAATACATCTTTTTTAGCATCTTCCATTTCTTTTTTAGACGCCTTTGGTTTTGGATTCGGTCCTTCAAATGGTTTTTTTCCTGGGTGAGCAGGACGAATTGATGGACGAGTACCGGGTTTTGTAGTAGGTTTAACAGGTGCGGTCTCAGTTTCCGACTCACCCATTGATTGTAACATACCCAAATCTCCAATAGGACGACTCATACGGATACTCTTACCCTTCTTTGATTTTGGTTTGTAAACCGAGCGACGAATGACACCTTGTTCGGCAATCATATCTAATATTTCTGCTTTGGACATTTTTGGTTCTAAATAATTTTCAACCAAAGATACAATTTCTTCCTCAATAAAAAAATCCATCGGAGATTTTCCTTCCTTCAAACTTTTTTTGACTTGTCTAACACATCTTTCAAACTTGGCGTTTTTCTTAGGTCCTAACTGTGAGTGGCATATTGCCCAAGGATTGTTTTCATCTTTTTCTTCCTCTGACATATCCTCTTTTTTATCAATTTCAGTATCCCCTAAATCACTCATACCGTCAGGAGCTTGAACTTGGTGTGGAGCTTGAGTGGTTGCACCACCTTGAGCACTACCCATGTAGTCCATATCATCCTCAGTCATCTCAGTTTCAATACGAACATTTATACCTCTTGATGTCAAATCTTTGAGTTTTCCTGGGTCTTGAGTTGCCTTTTCTGCGGAAATCATAACTGCACCTTGTTCTAAAATAGTGAGTTTCTCGAGAAGTACATCCATTTGATTCTCGTTTAATTTAACAACGGTTGTTGGTGATAATCCCATTTCAACCAATTTTACAATTTTTTCCTTAGTTTTCATAAACAACTTCTTTTTCAAACTCAAGAATTAAGTCTTTTTCGTAAAGTTTATTTTTTACCGATTCTTCCTCTTCACCAAATTTAAATACCAATCGATTGTTTTCATCATACTCTTCAATTTCCCATCCTAAAGCAATAACACCGTCCATGGCATCGGACATATTAAAATAATCTGAGTTTTGAATGAGTTCTAATTTAACATCTGAGTTTCTAAGAACTCCGACTTTGTCGATATGTTCTAAATTAGGTGGTGTGGGGTATCCACTTGAAGGAGATGCCTCCCATGAATCACCCCACACATCTAAATTTTCTGAAAATATAAATTCGTAGAGATTGTTTCCCTTATAATCAGGACCAAGTCCATTGATATAAGTTAGATATCTCATAAAACTATTCCTTCTACAGAAATTCTAATTTGTTTATTTTTATTTTCAAATACCAAATTTTTCTTGTTAGTTCTACCAACAAATTCAAAATCAGAATTTTCTTCTAAAAACTTTTTTCCCGCCAATTCCTGTTCAATGGTTTCAGATAGAGTTTCAATTTTTGAAATAAACGAATTAACTTTTTTCTTGTTTTCGATTTTTCTTTCTTCGAATAACTTTTTTGAAAGTTGTACCTCTGAGTCAGTAACCTCAAAATACTTACTTAGGACTTTGTCGATTTTACTTTCTCTTACCGAGTTGAAGTCGTAATCTTCAGAACCCATACCTTCCATTGGTTCTTCCATAGAAACCTCATCTTCGATACCTAAATCCATTTCAGGTTCTCCACCCATATCAGAATCCATTTCAACATCTGACTCTACATCTTCAAACTTAGACATAATATCTTCCATATCTTCTGGTTCCAACTTAGTTAAATCGAGTGCGGAAAGAACCATGTTTATAACATATTTGATATCTTCAGAAGACATCCCTTCTTGGTCTTCAAGAGCTCTCATCTTTTGAGTTAACTTACCTGTAAGTTTTTGAATTACTTTGAAAGAAACTTTTTCTTCCATATCTTCACCACCTGTCATCGGTTCTTCAGCCGGAACATCTAAATCAAGTTCTGCGTCCACCCCTAAATCAAGCTCATCCTCACCACCCATACTATCCATAGGTAATTCGGGTGCTGGAAGTGCAGCTGGTTCTGCGGGAACTGCAGGTGCTACAGCCTCAGGTGCTGGTGGAGTTGGTGTTTTTAAAACAAATTTCTTTTGTTCACCAAATAATTTAACTTCTTCAGTTTCTCCGTTTAACTCGTTTGTTTCTTTCACAATTAAGTTTAACTTCTTTAGAGCTTGTGAATATGAAGAATAATATTTTCTATTTTTCATTGGCTCAATATAATCCAAGGTTGACTCATTCAATCCTTTTTTGATAATATACCCTTGTTTTTCTTTGACAATGTGGTAGTTCATACCGTCAGCCAAATTAATTGAATAATCACTTGAACTTTCAGTAATACCGTTTGAGGGCATTCTGTAAGTGGCGATTTCCATAATTCTTTTCAATTTTTCGGTACCTTCTAATTTTTCACTACCGATTGGTTTAAGTTTTGCCATGGTTTTTCTTTATTTAATTTTTTAATTGTTAAGTCCGTGCATTCCACCCAACTGAACTGCACTCATATCGATAACAGTCCCTTGTCTTCCACCATCGGGATTTTCAGGGACCCAATCCACTGGGTGAGGATAAGGTGGGGTTGTGATTACTCCATCACAGTCAACGCACGCATTGGCTTCGTATTGCTCATTTACTTCAAACACACCAAAAGGTGTTGGTGTTGGAGTTGGTGTTGCAGTGCCAGTCGCAGTTTGAGTCGGTGTTGCTGTATTTGACGCCGTAATACTTGGTGTGGGTGTATTAGTGTTGGTTGGTGTATTAGTTGGTGTATTTGATGGTGTTTGAGTAGGTGTATTAGTTGGAGTTTCCGTAGGTGTAACCGTTGCTGTTGCCGTAATACTCGGAGTAGGAGTATTTGATGCGGTTATACTTGGGGTAGGGGAATTGGTGGGTGTTTGAGTTTGTGTTTGAGTTGGGGTTACAGTGTTAGTTGGAGTTTGAGTTACTGTCGGTGTTGGTGTATTTGTTGACGTTTGTGTTTGAGTTGGCGTGTTACTTGGTGTTTGGGTTTGAGTTTGTGTTGGGGTAGGTGTATTTGTTGAAGTTTGGGTTTGTGTTGGAGTGTTACTTGGAGTATTTGTTGGTGTTGAGGTTGGAGACTCAGTTGGTGTTGGTGTTAAATCTCCCAAACATTCAATACAAGTTTCCCAAGGCCCGTTGAATACTGTGACTACTTGAGCTAAGGGAGTTTCATCAAAATTTACTAAGGTCCAACAACCAATGTTTGTTGACCCCGCTAATAATTCGTAAATTTTACCTGAAACTATTTTAGCTTCGGTGGCAAAAAATCTTGAAGGTTGACCCGTACAAGAAGTTCCAATAAAATAATTCAACGCCATGGACTTTTTTTTCTATAAATATTGTCGGTTAATAATAACTTTAATAAATAAATATCTAAATTGGTATTAATCTACCAATTTCACCTCAACTGATAATTCTTTGTCTGTTTGCCGACTGACAGTTGAATAAAGTTTTTCCAACAATCCCGACCTACGGAGGTATTTGAATACCAAGTTTTCATAAGAATATTCCCCCTCTTTTTCGAGTCCTGACTTACGATAATCTTTTAATTTCTTTTTTAGTTTTTCAACTTTTTCTTCGTTGGCTTTAAGTCCTTCTTTTTTGATATTGGTGATAAGGTTTTGGATTTTGTCCTTCCAACTGTCAATTTTGGTTGTTAGGACCCCTCTTTCTAGTTGTGGTTTTTCTTTTGATGGTTTAGAAATCCACTCATCATTCAGTACGGAATATACTCCTGATGCAAAGTGAATCTCTTCAGAATCTTGTGGGTATAGTTCCACTTCGTAACCGTATATTTTAATATCGTGTTTGTCATTAAAAATTTGTTTTTTAAGACCAAACAAATCTCTATAGAGTTGAGCTTGTTTTCCGAATTGATTGTAATCAATGATAAGGTGGAGGTCAAAGTCGGAATATTCTGACCAGTTATAGTTTGATAGACTACCTGTCAGTACCACATCTTCAACTTCTAAGTCATCCACTAATGTATCCCCGAAAGCTTCGGAGATTTTCATAAGTGCGTCTCTGACTTTTGGTTTCATCACCGCTTCAGATGCGTCGTCATAGTTTTCCCATACCTTTGGGTTAAGGGTGTCTCTAACTGCGAAACTCTGAAGTATAGTTGATAGTTGTGCCATCTGAGATAAATACCTCCTTATTAGAGTTTGGTGTATTTGAATTTTTTGGCAATATCACTTGAGAAGTATTTTCCTTGAGATTCTGCCATTCTGAATTTCGTGTAGGTTGCGTGTGGAACTTCTTCGTATTGGTATTTGGTTCCATTTTTAAATTCTACCACCATTTCTTTTGACTCGGTATCATAGGTACTTTTGATGATTGTTGTTGAATCAATCTCATTGATGATTTTTGTTCCGTCTATAGTTTCTTTTTTTACTCCCATTGTAAAGATGTTTTATAGTTTAATTTATTAGTGTATTGTCAATTGATAAATACAAAAAAACCCCCAACTTACGCTGAGGGTGAAAAACAAGGTCATTAATTATTAGGAAAGTTTCTTTATTTCATCTCTAAGTTCTATTGCTTTTTCAAAGTCTTGTTGGTCGACTGCTTTCATTAGTTGGAAGTTGAGGTCATCAATTTTGACTTTGTTGTCTTCCAAGTTTTTAATCTTGTCACGAAGTTCAACCGCTTTTTCAAACTCTTGGAGGTCCACCGCTTTTTTAAGTTCTTTTTTGAGACGCTCCAAGTTTGTAGATTCTTCGGTTTGTGGGGTACTACCTTGGGTTGACCTGAAGATTGTGGTGAATTGAATCATTCCATCTTCAGAGGTAAAGGTTTCTTTTGACCAATCCCCCAATTCATCTTTACCGGTTTCTTTTTGGGTTTTACCTTTATAGACAAATGGGTCTTGGTTTAACAAGGAGTTAAAAAGGTTGTCAAATTCGTCAAGTAATCTTCTTCTAAACATTTTTTTAATTTTTAATTTGTTTATTTGACCCTGATAAGACAAGTCCTGTACCAAATCAAAATAACTGACAAAATGTCCGAAATAGTTGTATTTGTAAATAATTTCCTGACACGATGTCAAATATCAAGAAAATTCTGACAAGGGTTTGGAATTGTCCTTTTTTTGATTAACCTTTGTACAAATCAATTTTAATAATCATGAACGACACATTAGGAGACGACGATAAGACACTTTCGAGAAAGAAACCTACCTCCGACTCGGGAACCCCCGTATTGGATAACTTCTCTCGGGACTTGAACAAATTGGCGGAACAAGGAAAACTCGACCCAGTAATTGGTCGTGAGAAAGAAATTGTTCGCATTGCTCAAATCTTGTCTCGTAGAAAGAAAAACAACCCTATTATCTTGGGGGAGCCAGGTTCTGGTAAAACCGCATTGGTTGAAGGATTGGCATCTCTGATTGTGAATGGGGAATGTCCTAAAAACCTTCTTGACAAGCGTATTGTCAATTTGGACCTTACCGCAGTGGTGGCAGGGACAAAATACCGTGGTCAGTTTGAGGAGCGTCTAAAGGTTATCCTTGAAGAACTCTCCAATAATCCCAACATTATTGTCTTCATTGATGAAATTCACACATTGATTGGTTCAGGTAACTCATCAGGTAGTTTGGATGGTTCAAACATCTTCAAACCCGCACTTGCTCGTGGAGAAATCCAATGCATCGGTGCAACCACCTTGGACGAGTATCGTAAGTCATTTGAGAAGGATGGAGCTTTGGAGCGTCGATTCCAAAAGGTAATCGTGGACCCCTCAACGGTTCAAGAGACAATCCAAATCCTCACCAACATCAAAGACCGCTACGAGGCTTTCCACAAAGTGGCATACTCTCAAGAGATTATCGAACTCTGTGTACAACTCGCAGACCGATACATCACCGACCGTGAGTTCCCTGACAAAGCATTTGACATCTTGGATGAAGTTGGTGCCCGTAGTCAAACCGAGCAAAAGATTCCTGAAGTAATTGAGGACCTCAAGCAAAAGGCTGCGGAAATCAAACAACAAAAGATGGATGTTGTTAAGAAGCAGAACTACGAAGAAGCTGCATCCCTTCGGGACAAGGAGCGTAAAATCCTTGCCAAACTTGAAGAGGAAAAGCGCAAATTCGCAGAAGAATCTGCAACTACCCGTATCCCCATCTCCGTGGAGCAAGTCTACGATGTGGTTTCCAACATGACCAAAATCCCTGTGAGCAAAATGTCCATTGACGACACCAACTCACTTATCAATATGGACAAAGTCCTTATGGAGAAGGTAATTGGTCAAGACGAAGCCGTTTCCAAGATTGTTAAATCAATCCGTCGTAACCGAATCGGAATTAAAGACCCCAACCGTCCCATCGGTTCATTCATCTTCTTGGGTTCAACAGGTGTGGGTAAGACCCACTTGGCAAAACAGATTGCAAAGGAGATGTTCGGGTCAGAAGATGCGTTAATCCGCGTCGACATGAGCGAATATCAAGAGAAACATACTTTGTCTCGTTTGGTAGGAGCACCTCCGGGATATGTCGGTTACGAAGAAGGTGGACAACTCACCGAACAGGTAAAAAACAAACCTTATTCTGTTATCCTGTTTGATGAAGTGGAGAAAGCCCACAAGGACATCTTCTCAATCCTCCTTCAGATTCTTGATGATGGTCACGCAACCGATTCCCTCGGTCGAAAAATCAATTTCAAGAACACCCTTATCATCATGACCACCAACCTCGGAGTTAAGAAACTTCAAGACTTCGGAGCTGGAATCGGGTTCTCCTCAAACAAGTACTCAAACGAGGAAGCCAAGAAACAAATCTTGATGAAGGAAATGAAGAACTTTTTCTCTCCCGAATTCCTCAACCGTATCGATGACACCATCGTGTTCCAAACACTCACGAAGGACAACATCGAGAAGATTGTAGGATTGGAACTTCAGAAACTCTCGAAGCGACTCGGTGAGATGAAGTACAAAGTGGTGATGGACCCCACCGTTACAGAGTACATTGCAAAAGTCGGTTTTGATGATGTATACGGAGCTCGTCCTGTAAAACGAGCCATCCAAGACAAAATCGAAGATTACCTCTCGGAGCTTATCCTAATAGGTAAACTTAAAGAAAACCGAAAATACACCTTAAAGGTAGTAAATGAAGAGGTGAAAATCTCTTAACATAGAAGGGGGGACGAAAGTTCCCCCTTTTTTATTTTCAAAAGTATTTATTACAAAAATACTTTAATGAAAAAAATCGTTAAATTAACTGAAAGTGACCTCACAAGAATCATCGAAAGAGTCATTTCAGAACAAGAAAAAATTGAACTACCTGCAAAGGAGTTAAAGTCGGTCATTGAACCTGCCAAAGTTGCTCAAATTAAATCTCAAGCAGATGTATTGGCTCAAGACACAGAGTTAATCAAAAATACATTGGATTTAATTAGAAGAATTGACCCTGAATCATATCAAATGATTACCAAAGGACAAACCCCTAATAAAAGAACTGTATTGGGTGACGCAATTATCGGTGGAACTTTGTTGTCATTGATTTACACCGTAATGGCGGAATTGAAAGGTCAATAAGATGAAAATTTTAATCTCGGAATCACAATATAAAGTTCTTGTTGAACAAGAAAGCGAAGATGTGTGTGTACAAGACGAACTTGACACACTAAACGATTTCTTGGGTGGAATTGTCACGGTTGAACCCGAAGACATCGGTGGAGAACTCAGTCACGAAGATTTGCTTTCCACAGTTACCGACCCCAAAGCAAAAAACATGTTGACCAAGGTTTTAAACAACCTTTCACAAATGAACATGGAACAACTCAGAGACCAACTCAAAAAAGTTATGTCCATGAAAAATCTCAAAGAACAAGAAACTCCTTATATGGATAGAACAACCGAAATTGGTGGAGTTCAAGTTCCAACAGCGGTAGTTCATGGGTCACTAGGTTTATTGGCAATTGCAATTCTTACCAAAATGATTAAAGGTCTCTCGGGTATGGGTACTGGTGGTAGAAGAGGTGGAAGACGAGGTCGTCTTGCATCAAGAGCTACAGGATGTCAAGGAGGAGCCGCAAGAGCAAAACTCGTCAGAATGAGAAGAAGAAGAGAAAACTGGAGAAGTTTCCTCAGAAAAATCGGATTAAGATAAAAAAATAAAAAAAAACAAAAATGAAAAAAGTTATTAGACTTACAGAATCAGATTTGACAAGAATTATTCAAAGAGTTATTGAAGAACAAGAAATGACTCAAGCAAATAAGAAATCACCTCAACAATGTGAGATGATTAAAAAGAGAGCCCTCAGAAATAAAAACAGAGGTCAAAGATTAATCAAAATGTTCCCAAAACCATTACAAGGAATAATGAGTAAATCTTTTGACTCTGGCATCAAAAATGGTGTTGAATCATTCTTTACATCAATCCCCACAGAAGTCAGAAGTGAGGTCAAACAAAAATTTAATAAATCAAAAAAACCGAAGACTGACGCTGAACTCGATGTTATAATTGCAAATGCAGAGTCAGGACAACAAGATATGCAAGAACAAACCGCAAGTTGGAAGGACTGGGTTTGGCTTATGGTTCTTTTGGCAATCATTATTTTTCTAATTTGGAACGGCACCCGCAATTACGGTGAATACTGCGGTCAGTCAATTTGGTGGAATTAAAAAATTTATCATCACACACTTAAACCCTCCCTCAAAAAAAGGG